AGTCGCAGTAAAGTTAAATCCTAGTTCTTCATTAAGTTCTCTATGTAAACTAGGTAATAAATATTCGCCCGATTCTATCTTACCTCCAGCTAATCCCCAGGTACCTGCATATTTACAAGAATTGCGTAATAAAAAAAGATATCGTTGAGTCTTAACACTGTAGATAAACGTGCCTACACCTTCTATAGGACTAGAGTCCATAGACCTGCTTTGTACTCGCCCTCGAAGCTTTTCACCCACTGATTGAGATTCCATTTATATTGAGTTCCGGTATTAAGATTACTTACATATTGTATACTATTAATCTGTTGGCTGTCAAATACCACAGTCCAATGTGATCCATTATATTGAATAATATCATTGGTATGTGCTATTAAATCTGTATTATCTACGCCAGCCCACAGTGACGGGCCATATCCATTTAGGTTACTAGAACTACCGATATTACCTAATATTAAATACCTAGTACCTGCCGCTGGTTGTGTAATACTGGTAGTTACATTTGAGCTTGTTGGATTAATAATAGCATTAATGGCAGGCAGTGAGTTTGTGGGATATGTATCTGGGTCTGCATTAAAAATTAATAGGCTATCGTCAGTTGGATGATAGCTAACAGTGCCGATTATTTCAGTAACACCGTCATCACTTGATAGACGAACTTGGCTTAAGCCATTGTCTAAATTACCGTACAGACTAATTAGATTAGACCACAAATCTTTAGTACCGATTTTACTAGGAGTACTTAACGTAGGTTCGTGTGGAGTTTCGGTATCTTGCATTTTTAATAGTGTTAATGTATTACCGATTAATAACACACTATATCCTAATGGAGTAAAATATTGACGAGCACCTAGTAAGTTAGTGTCATTAATAATAGAATCGCTTAGGTTGCCATCTGCATCATGTATGCTGGCAATAATTTTTTGAATAACACCGAGTTTTTTAATTTTAGCCGGCGGAGTAATCCAAACAGGCAATTTAAATGTTAGTGTAGCAACATCGATCGGATTGTCTGTTCCGATCGGCACAATTCTGCTGGTCCAATTTGGACTATCTAGATAAACTACGCTTAGGCTGGTCCAATCGATATAATTGTCTGTTGATTGTATTTCCATTGCAGGATTAAACAATGGAATTAATTGTTCTAATAATTGTAATTTTTGTTTAGTGTTACTGGTCCATATATCTACTTTAAGTTCTAACGTATACGGAACAGGCATACTGCGTTCAATTGTAAACGCATTACCTTGTGTTGCTTCATACTCTTGGGTTTCTTGGTTAAACGCACGTTGGCGTATATTCATAGTTCCAATAAATGTAGGATCTTGTACACGATCCCTATCATATGTTATATTATTAATATAAACGGTCATAGCCGGCACTGGAGGTACTGCATTTCCGCCACTGTTATTTTGAATAATGGCAGCTACTTGTCTACTACCATCGCCGTAATATACAGGTACACGTTGTAGTGTTACATTACCGGCTCGGTCTGCACCAAATTCAACCTGAAATCCACTTAAAATACGTATAAATTGAGCCAAAAATCGTTCAATTTGACCATCATAAAAATATTGTTGTAATGCAGCCATTAGTTATCCGCCATTGGTCGTAGAGCTTGTGACAAACTTTGACGTTCGTTCATCACATTGGTATAAACAGAATATTCTATCAAATCGCCGCTGTTTAATGTATTTGTAATAGTAAATGATAAGTTACCACTTGTATTTGCTATTGTAGTTGTAATAGGCAATCCATTTAATTGTGCACCAACACCATAGGTATTAACATAGTTAACATTAGTAACAACTGTGCCGTATGGGCTTGTATTACTTAAAGTAAACGATATAGTAGAAGAGTTAGCTGATGGTACATATACGTTAGAAGTTACACGTATAGCATCCCAGGCAATTGCGTTAGACAAGAACTGGTTGGTGTCTTGTATGAATCCTTCAAGTTGTGTTTGTGTAGCATTAGTTGGGTTTGGAGTTAGATTTGTACGCACAGCATCCTCAATTTTAACCCAACGACTTCCACTATAGCGGAACAATCTATTAGGAACGTAGTCTAAACGTAGATAATAATCACCAACATTAGGCGTAGACGGAAATGCAATGCCAGCAGCAATTGTAGCACCATTTGGTGGTAATCCGTCTTCGGTTAAATAACCTGTAATTTTTGATGTAGGTGTAGTAGCAATATTTGGTCCATTTTCATCTGTAGCCAATGTATAGAATGTGCTGGTATCATATCCACTTTCTGGTACATCTTGTGCTGCTCGGTCAACTACAGCATCGTTGATATTTAAATAGGTGTTATATGTGCTTAGAACTTGTCCTAATGTATCTGTAGTGTTATTTCCAGCAACCTGATCAATAATATCTTTGTATTCTTGACTATCTACTAGAGGTTGTAGTTTAACACGCCATAAGTGTGGATACCATGTAGGAGCAAAACCTTCTGCAGCACGTGTAGCATCATTAACTACATAAAATCTTTTTAATGCGACAGGTAAAGATTCATCTAATGGATAAAAATCTATTAGAGTTGGTAGTTCCATTACATCACCTACCATTAATTTACGCCCTAGAATATCTATCATATCATTTAAATGAAACACAGCAAACATAGTATCGCCAGTTAGGAATAGGCCAAATTGTGTTAAGTCAAAATCATTATCATTAATGCGATAGATAGTTCGCATAGTATATACTGATGTGTCATACTTGCGATCACGATTTTCTAAGAATAGTAAATCTTGTATACCTGTAATACCTGTACTAAGTGGACTTGATGTGCCTGGTTCTGATGCACTAATATTAGGTTGATCTAATGGTCCAAGATACATATGAATATTAACATCAACACCGCCCACAGTGAACATTTCTGACATTCTACGATCAAAAAATTTGTAATCGTTGCCCTTTTCTGGACGATATAAACTTAGACGCGGCATTGCAATATCCTATTATCTAGTATTTAGCTGATTGACAATTAACGAAAACGATAGTATACTTATGAAACTATGGAAAACCAAATACAGTCAAGTTTAGATTGGCCTGCTGTACAAACAGCACTAGAAGCGCCACTACATAAAATGAAAAAGTACACACACGAAATGTGGAATATTAGCCATAATATTGGCTTAATGGTTAAAGATTTAAGTAAAGAAGAAGTAACTTGTCGCAGACATCAACGGCAAACTAGGCAACATGCAGAAATGTTAGTTAAGATTAATGAAGAAATAACTAACTATGAACGTATGATAACTTTTGCGGTATTGTTAGCAGGTTGACTTTTAATTAAGGACATAATATAATGTTGATAATGACAATAGAAGAAGCATACGCAACAGTACAGTTTTACAATCGTGATCTATGGAAATCTCTAGCACAAATGGATAGTGAGTGGGACGACTTGGATATACGATAAGACAGCATACAAAATGGTTAAGCGAGAGCTAGAAAAGGAAATGACAAATGGTTGATATAATTAAAGAAACATTGCCTGACGGTACAGAATATGAATTTGATATAGACTTAAGTTCTGATAAAGCAGAAGAACTATTGAATGAACTATTTAAATTAGAAGATACTGTTGATAAATTTGACGCAGTATCAGCAGTGTTTAGTTTGTTTATTAGTAGCATACATATACTTAAACATACTGGGTGGACAACTAAAGATTTGATCAACGAAGTACTTGATCATAGCGAAATAGTAGATAATGAGGTAGAATAATGGCAATTAAAATTGATGGCGCAAAGAAAAAAGCTAAGGCAGTATCACGTGATCCTATCTTTTTAGATGAAAAGAGCGTGGGCAGTGAGCCGATTTGGGACACCGAGCGTGCCCTAAAGATGGAAGATGCAGAGTTTGACCATAATATGCGTCAAAGTCTACGTTATTATAATTATTTCTACTCTAGCAAAGACCTAAAGAAATATTTAGTAGATTGGTTAAAACAAACAGCAGGTGTAGCACATAAGTTAGATGCCGCAACTATTACACGTTTTGCTAAAAGCACAGACGGTTACACTCCACTAACAGCACCTGCACTGATCAAAGCACATACAAAAGGTATGCCGCTACTAGAACGTCATATCAAATACATTGTTGGTGTTGTAAATCATGCCTTAGAACTTGACAGCAAAGACGAAGTAGTAGTTGAAGAAGTTAAAACAGCGGCTCCTGCGGTCAAAGTTCCTACTATCCAAGATCGTATGAACGATATTATGAAACTGCACATCTTACATTTTGAAAAGTTAGAAGATGACTTATACGCAGGTAAAACTGTAGACCCTAAAGCATACGAATATCTAAGCAGCAAAGTAGTACCGCAGGCAATGCTAGGTAAAATACAAGCAGTGTTTGAAAAGCGTTATGCCGAAATTACAGAATCCAAAACAACCAAAGATGAAGATCTTAAAGATGCTTATGCTTACATGAAGCCAGCAGACTACAAACGCTACGATGCATTTTATACTAAATTATTTGATGGTATTGCGCAATATGGTCAGGTTAAACGAGCAACTAAGAAAGCGGCAGTGCGCAAACCTCCACAAAAAGAAAAACTTGTCGCTAAACTTAAGTATATGAAAAATGATACAACAAATAAACTTGTAAGTATTAGTCCTGTAGACATCATTGGCGCACAGCAATTATGGGTTTACAACACTAAAACACGCAAGATTGGAAAATATGTAGCAGAAGATCAGGGCGGTGCATTAAATGTCAAGGGTACTACTATTATTGGATATAACGAAAGTAAAAGCGTACAAAAGACCTTACGTAAACCTCCAGAGCAACTTAAGAAATTTATGTCAGCAAACAAAATAGAACTGCGTAAATTCTTAGAAGAAATCAAAGCAACAGATATTAAACTTTCAGGACGTATTAACGAAGATACGATACTTCTTAAAGTAGTATAAAGCTAAATTTATCCTATTGCTGTGCATAAATATATGAAACAGTAATAGGATAATTTATGTCAACCCCGCTAAATCCAAATAGTCAAGATTTTGAAATAACAGATGCAATCGGTGCAGATTTTGAAACCGATATAGATCTTCCAGCTAATGTATCATCGACATCTGATAATTTAACTCCAAACCTTAGTCTATTTACAGACAGTCTATTTAATCCTACTACAGGTACAGGTGCGGGGCATATTGCTTTTGATGCTAATTTACAAGCACAGCTTGATACAGTAGCAGAAAAACATAATGAAATTATCGATTACATCAGACTAAGTCTAGGTGACCAAATGATTGATGTTGAAGCAGATAAAGAACATTATGAAATGGGCATCAAACAAGCATTGCTTCGTTATCGTCAACGTAGTAGTAACTCAGCTGAAGAAAGTTATGCTTTCTTAGACCTATTACCAGAAACACAAGAATACATATTACCTCGTGATATTATGAACGTCAGAGCAGTCTTCCGTCGCGGTATTGGGTCTGTATCGGGTACCACAGCAAGTCAATTTGAGCCATTTGCATCGGGTTATTTAAACACTTATATGTTAGTAGCAGGTCGCGTTGGTGGATTGACTAACTATGAATTATTTGTAGATTATCAAAAGTTAGCTATGAAGATGTTTGGCGGTTATATGAATTTTACATTTAACCGTGTTACTAAAAAGATGACCATTGTTCGTAAAATGCCATTTGGTTATGCAGGTACAACAGGTGGTGCTGGTGTAACTGGCGATCAATATGAAAGTGTATTGTTATGGATTGATAACTACAAACCAGATATTATGATCTTAAATGATAATATGACATTCCCATGGATTCAAGATTATGCATTAGCTTTTGTTAAAATATCAATTGGTCAAGCACGTAGTAAATTTGCATCTATTGCAGGTCCACAAGGTGGTACAACATTAAATGGAGCTGCGTTGCTACAAGAAGGTAAAGAGCTAATGGAACGATTGGATGATGACATTAAAAACTATGTTGATGGATCTATGCCATTAACTTGGATCACTGGCTAACCAAAACGCTAGACCTTGTAATGTTGCTGTAATAAAATAGTATATCAATTAGGGGTTTTCAATGAGTTCAATTATCGCCATCTGCGGCTTTATGGGATCTGGTAAAGATACTATTGCCGATTATCTAGTTAATTTCCATGGTTACAAAAGAGAAAGTTTTGCTAACAGTCTTAAAGACGCTGTGAGTGTGGTGTTTGGGTGGGACCGTGAGATGTTAGAAGGTCGTACTAAACAAAGCCGTGAATGGCGCGAAACTCGAGATGAATGGTGGAGCAAGCGACTAAAACAAGACATTACACCACGCTGGGTTCTACAATATTGGGGCACCGAAGTAGTACGTAAAGGGTTCCATGATGATATGTGGGTAGCCAGCTTAGAAAATCGTCTAGCACACAGCAAAGATGATATTGTTATTACAGACTGTCGCTTTCCAAACGAAATTAAAGCCCTAAAAAATATTGGTGCTACTGTACTCAGAGTTAAACGTGGTCCGGAACCTGAATGGTATGAACATGCTAAGAACTATAACAAAGGCCAAAAATACATTGGCTGGGCAATTGGCAAACATCATCTAGACGAAGCGGGCGTTCATGCCAGCGAGTATAGTTGGGT